ATAATCACTCTTTGCTTTGTACATGAGTAATTCAAAATTAGATTTAATGTTTAGATATTTTGTATATAATTCTTGATTTTTTAATGATTCTGTGTCAAGTCTTTCATCATTTACTTTTAAGTCTTTTGCGACTTGTTCTTTTAGTTCATCTAAAGTCATGGTCACTCCTTTACATAATATTGTTTAATTATTTATAGTGTATGTATTTCGTATATTTTATATTTGAATGTTATGTCTGCTGTAAGATAATCTACATCTGTTACATTTTGACTATATTCTAAACTAGAAATAGATGTTGGAAAACAATCTGCAAATCTTACTTCTACAACAGGATTATTTTTATTAGTTAATATAGATAGTGTTGCATCACTAAACATAGACCTTTCAGCTGTTGCAGGTTTTACATCACCTATATCTGAGCTTGTTCCTTGTGATGTTACTTTTGTATTAGCAGTTGTTTCTCTGAATGATTTAAACTGGCTTCTATCTTTTGGAAATCCTAATGAGGTAATCCAATTATGTAACTCAATATAATTTTCTAAATTTTCATCAACAATAAAAGTGATAGTTAAATCCTCGTAGTTTAATTTTTCACCAATTAATGGTATGTCTTTTAATGGTGTGTTATAAGTGGTCTCATTTAAAGCTAAACCTGGTATGTTAGCAGCCACAGTAAAGTATTGTACTTTAGGTAACTGATTAATTAAAAAACGAAACTGAGTAGGACTTGAATAGTCTAACTTAGAAGGTTGTCTATTTAATGGTGATGTTTCTGTTGTCATACTATTATTTATAATAAAAGAAAGGGGTAGTACATCTACTAAACCCCTTTCAAAAAATACTATTTAAGTAGTATTATCTTTTAGCTGTACGGAGACCTAAGTCTACATTTCCAGCATCTGATAGAACATCACCAGAGAATGGTGTACCTTCGTAACCAACTTCCTTATTGATTCTAGAAGCTATTGCTCTTTCCTCATCAGTTGCGAAATGTTCATCCCATGCAGCTAATCTTTTTCTCATGTACCAATGCCATATAGGTGGTACTAATGCGATAAAGAATACTACAAAGTAACCCCAACCTGTGTTTGGACACCCGACATTTTCAAGTTCCCAGAAGTGAGTTTCACCTCTGTCATGATGGTCAGCTTGTCTACCGATTTCAATGAAGAACCACGCAGTAAAACAAGTTGAGTTATCCCAATTATGTCTGTAGTCTATTGGTTGGTCTTTAACACGAATTAAACCATAGTGTTCTAGATAGTTAAGAGCTTCTAGTTCAAAGTTTGAGATTCCCCAAATTGTTGCTAGACATGCCATTCCTACCCATCCACCAGCTGCAAAGAATAATGCGACTGTTGGAACAGCCATCAAGTATCCACGAATCCAGCGGTTTTGCCATGATATGAAAGATACTCCCATTCTTGAAAGTCTTTCTTTTTCCATGTTAAATAAAAATTTAGATTGACCTAGGTATGATAGTGGATAGTGACCATAGATTGTTCTACCGCGTGGAGCAGTAGCAGGGTCATCTTCACTAGCAAGTTCTAGGTGATGATTGTACACATGAGCGTAACAGAAATGTGCAGAACCAGATAGAGCCATCATCAATCTAGAGATTACGAATCCAAATCCTTTAGTGTGACTTAGTTCGTGACCATAGATGATTCCGATACCAATAAAGATACCAGATGATAATGTAGCACCTATTAAGTTAAGACCTGTTATACCTTCGTGCATAACTAATAAGCCTGGAATTAATTCCATGATTACAGCACCTTCTGCTCCACCTAGAGACATGTAAGAGTAAACTCTCCAAGCCATAACTAATTGAAACAGTACGAATACTGGTAACATGAAATACATAGTTAGGTTTTGAAATGTTGCCCAACCACGAGTATCCCCGTTTTCATCATACCCTACACCTGATGTTTCAAACTTAGTAGCGATATCTACTAACAGACCTACGAATAGTAATACTACTCCTAGCCATGCCATGATACCACCAACAAGTACACCAGCACCAGCAACGATAATTAGAATCGGAGCTAGTAAGTAGCGCATGTTAAGTAATAAATTTCCCATTTTCATATTTCCTCCCATGAATAATGGATTAATTGTGCCCCTCTTGGGCTTAAAACAAATTGGACAAAGTGTCGCAAGGAACCCTATGTCTAGGGGGGAACGACAGGCGTTCCAATTTGTCATTGAGATTATTTAGTAGTAATGAAACCCTAACAAATGATTATTTTTTAATTAAATCAATAAGTTAGTATATCAGTAAATACTAATATTTCACTATTACTGTATGATACCACTATATCAGGTGGAACATCTTTTGTCAAGTTTTTGTTATGGACAAATGTAGTAAATAAGAGATTACTAATATATACCCGAATATCCATATTATATTTGTGGATTTATCTATTAGTCCAAAATCAGTTCCTATTGCAACTATTACAATAGTTATGATATAGGATATACACAAAAATAATGGTATTAATAGTAGGTCTTTCATGTAATTATTTAGAGGAAATAAAAAGGGGCTCCGAAGAGCCCCTAATCATTTGGATAAAGAAACAATCTTACATTAAGTTTGTAACTTTAACACGTCTGTAGTATTTGTTAGTATTTGCAGAAATACTTGTTGATTCTGCAGTACCAGCAGATATAACACCAGTATGGAATGGGTTAGCAGCCATACCGTAACGAGTTTTGAATCCAATTTTTGGTTGGAAAGTATTCTCACCTACCGCACGAACCATTTGTAATGGAACGTATGGGCAGTAGAAGATACCAGCATCGTAAGGTGATGTACCTTTATAACCTACAACATAGTATTGTGAAGCAGCAACATTAGCAGCATATGGGTCAACATACACTTTAAATCTACCGTTCATAACACCAGCGAATGTTGTAGATGTGTCGTCTACATTTAAGTTGTTGTTTAGAGCAGGTGTATAATCTAAAACTCCAGCCATTTGAAGTGCAGAAGCAACATCAGCAGAACAGATGATTATATTACCTTTTCCTCTACGAGTTTGTTGTCCGACAGCGTTAGCATCTCTTTCAAGAGCGAACATTAACCCTTTGAATTTTTCAACAGACCATCTACCATTGGAATCTGTATCTAAGTCGAAGATACCAGCAGTAGTTGTGTTTACTTGAGCACCAGCAACAGCAGATATGTAAATGTCTCTGACTACTTCACGGTTAATCTCAGCAAGAATCTCACCAGACAAAATATTTGCTAGTTCTGTTTCTGCATCTAAACCATGAATTGCTTTAAGGTCTTGCGCAAGTTCCATTGTGTACTCAGCTTTTAGAGCACGAGTAACAGCGGTTACTGTTGTTTTTTCTATACTAAACGCCATTTCAGCGAAAGAGTTTGCAGCAGCATCCCCTAAAGCTTCACCTTGTGCTGTACTCATACCAGTTGGTGATAAGTATGTACCAGCAGATGGGCTGTCGTTTAGTGTTGCAGGGTTAGAACCTGTCATAGCAGATGATGTTAGGTCTCCAGCTGCGTCATCATTAGAGAAACCTGAATCCGCTTCATCTCCGAGTGCTTCAGCACCGTCCATAGAAGCAAATCTTGCTCTCATAGCGAAGATTAAGCCAGTAGGTCCTGTCATTGGTTGTACACCGCAGACATCATATGCGATTAAGTTAGGCATTGAGCGTCTAACTAAAGATATTAGAATTGGGTCCCAGTTCTCAACATCAGCACCTGTTGCGTTAGTTGGTGCTGCTTCTGAAAGAAAGTTCCTGTCTTCTTTAATAGCTTTTTCTTGGTTTTCAAGAATTACAGTAGTTACTGCCCTTTTGTATGCATCATCTATCTTTGGTAAGTCGGGATGTGCAAGGACTGGCGACCACTTTTCTTGAAGATTTTCTGTTTGAAACATATGTGTTCTCCTATTATATTATCTTATTTAGTTGCACCCTTGTCAAAACCTTTCCCATGATTACTTATAGCTTTTGTATAGGCAGCCATAGAATCAGTTAAGTCAATGTCCTGTGCAGGGCCAGTTTCTACATTATCTATTGTCTCAGAAGCTTCTTTCTTTACTTTAGGGAAATAACTTTCCTTTAGAGTATCGAGTTTCTCCTTGAAGTTGTCTTCGTCTTCAAATTCAACATCTTGGGTAAGCTCTTTGAACTTTTCAATTTCGGTATCAGCTAAATCAGAAGTTGATTCTGAAATAACTTTATTACGAGTTAGTTCATCATTTGACTTTTTAAAGTTAATTGATTCTTCTAAAGTCTTATTAACTTTTTCTTCTAACTCAGCAATTTTATCTGATTGTGCTTGAAGTACATCATATTTTTCATCTGGTACATCAACATAATGGTCTTCAAACAGCTGTTTTAATCCAGCAATAAAGTCTTCAGCGATTTCTCCTTTCAGACCTCTTTCTACTGCTAGTTCATTTTCTTTCATCCATTCTTCTACAACATAGTTTAGATATGTATCTACTTTTTCTGTTAAATCAGATTTTACAGATTTAGTAGCTTCTTCTAATTCACTATCATAGTTTTCTTGAAGTCTTGTGACTTCATCACGGACTTTAGATTTAACTGCAGATTCAAAAACTGTAGCAGCTTTCTTTTTGAAATCATCTGACAAGTCACCTTCTCCACTCATTAGAGCATCAACATGTTCTTGTACATTAATTTCTTTAATTCTTTGTTCTACAGCTTCTTTCTTTAATGCTTCTTTTTCTGATTCTTCATGAGACATTTCTTTTGCCATCATTTCTTTCATTTTAGAATACATTGACATAACCATTTTTTTGTCCATTTCTTTCATTTCTGTTTCCATGTCTTTCATAGCTTTAATCATTTCCATTTTAGACATTTCGCCATGCATACCTTCTTTTTTATCATCATGCATGCCTTCATCAGTTTTTTCTTTTTCAGAAATAGTTTCTTGGTCATCTGTCATTTCGACTTCATCTCCAGCTGCTAAAGATTTAGCAACTTTCTTTTCGCCGTCATTTGGTGTATCCATAGAATCAGGTTTACCTTCTTTTTTCTGAGCTGCATCGCCAGATGCCTCTTTTGCTTTTTTACCAGCTTGAGTGCCTGGACCAGACTTATCAGTAGGTGATGTTACAGCAGGGCCCATATCTTGAACCTCACCACCAGGTGTTACACTTGAAGCATCAGAAGCTTTTAGTGCAGGTTCCGCAGGTGCGGCACCTTTCTTTGGAGCATCAGCCGATTGCTCTTCGAGCTCACTTAGGACTTCTGCCTCTAATTCCTCAATAGTTTTTTCGATTTCATTAGCCATCGGATAATCTCCTAATGTGTTTGTTAAATTAATCCTATATTAGTCATTATTTATACATTATAACATTTTCAAGAATTTAGCAAACTCTATATTCTGTTCTAATGCTTGTTTTTTCCGAATTCTAGTATTGATTCTTTCTTTCATCTCTACTAAATCCGCCTCTAGTAGTGCTCCATGTGTCCACACCCATTCTTTACCTTCCATGATACCTTCTACGAAAGCACTTGGAGCTGATGGGTCGGAAACAATATCAGCAGCTGTTGCGAGATAAAAATCATCTCTCACATAACTTGCACCATCCTTTTGGTCTAAACTTCCCATTCCTCTTGAAGAAACACCAAGTTTAGCACCCTCATCCATAAGAGATTTTACGATTTCACCCATAGGGGTTGACAATACTTTTGCCTCACCTATAAAGTTTTTACCATCTGGGTATAGTGCTGTTATCATATGAGACGCTCTTTCTAAGTTTACTGTTGGACCTTCTGGGTGTCCTAGTTCACCATAAGCTCGTTTCTCATTGATAAATTCTTTATTGTATCTTTTAACTTCTTTTTGAAGTATTTCCATAGGATACACGCGACCATTTTTATTTTTAATGTCCGCCTGCATAAAGACACCCTTTATTTTGTAATTCTTTTTACCGTTATCTGTTTCTTCTGTAATATACTCTACATCTTGTAAAGTTGATTCAGACATTAATTTTATTTTATTCATATCTCTTAACTTGTAAAGTTCTCATCTTTTTTAAATTCTATTAAAACAAAACCAGATGTACCTTGACAAGATGCCTCAAAATCACCAGAGGTTGCTGTTGTGTTTGTTGCCCTAGATTTAATTAATCCTGCAGAGCCATCATAATGTCCACTTCCAGCAAGGTCAATTAATGTTACATCTGATGAAGCACCTTGTTCAATAATTGCAACATGTCCTGTATCATCATCAGCAGTTCCTTGTACTAAACCCCACCAAATTCTACTAATATGTAATTTAGCTCCATTTGCGTGTCCGTCTAAAGCACTTGCATCTAGGATAGCATTTGTTGCAGTTGTATCATTATCAATATTGACTAAAATTGTAACTGTTCCACCAGCACCCGATGCATTGACTGCTGTATCTCTTAATGTTGTCGTTGTAAAAGACATATATTATTCCTTTCCCATAGATAATACTTCTTTTTCAAAGTATTTCATCAGGTCTTTTTCTTTAACCCTATGTTTTTTAGACACCTGTTTAATTGTTTTTTCAAAAGTATTTAGGAAATCTGATGGCTTGGCATCCATTACTCCAAAAATATCATCTACTGCAGTTCTCATTTTAGGACTGAGTTTTTTATATTCTTTAGACTTTTTATGTTCATCCTTTTCAAAAAATGGAATGTACCAGTCTCTAAACTTCGCCATCTCCTGCATCTTCCTCTTTATTTACTTGTGTTTTTACAAACGAGTTTGCAACTTCTTTTCTTTTAGTTTCTAATGCATTACCAACTTTAGACTGTATAGTATCTTTAAATGCTTCTTCAGCACCTAGATTATCACCATCGGATAAAGCATCTATTATATCTTTAGTTTCCGCCATCTTCATCTCCTTTATTATTTACACCATTATTAGATTTACCTTCTAAATCATCTGGTGATATAAATCCACCGTCAGCATCTTGTGGATATCTTGTAACACCATCTGTGTTATCTGGTACATCAATACCGCCATCCTCAACATCCGTTCCAGCTTCTACGTTAATTTCTTTCTGCATTTCATCTATCTCAGCATCTGTCATATTTAATACATTTCTTTGTACCCATGCTTTACTATAAAATGTACCAATGTATGATTCAATAGATTGTAATGCATTTATTCTATCATTCAATAGTTCTGCTTTTTTCAATTCAGCAAAATGACCATCTTGTAAAAAGTCATACTGAATATGTTCTTTCATTTTATCCCAATCTTCTACTGTTATAACACCTTTTAGTATAAGTTGTGCTTTTAACATATCAGTAAAGAGTGGTGTAAATTTCTTTCTTAGTCTTTGTACGAATTTAGTAAATTTTAATTCATCTCTGGTAATCTCTGTAGAACGACCTAAACTAAAATTGTTTTCAGCTTCCATTCTAGAGATAGGAACATTCAATGAACGATATAATTTATTTCTAAAATATTCTATATCTTCTATCTCACCTAAGTTTTGCCCACCTTGTAATGTAGTAATCTCTGTTCCACGACCACCTTCTCTACGAGGTAACCAGAAGTCTTCTAACATTGACATATGATTTCTGTCATCACGAATCTCACCTGTTGAAGCATCATAAACTAATTTGTTACGATAACGATTCATAACATCTTTTAGATATTGTTCTGCTTTTATCTTAGGTAAGTTACCTACATCAATATAAAATATTCTTCTTTCTGGTGCTCTAGATAATCTGTAAATAACTACAGCATCCTCAATCATTCTTAATTGATTGACAGGTTTAATTGCTTTATGTAAATATCCTAGAACATGACCTCTGTTCATGTCAATCAAACCAGAAGGTACATATGTGATAGAATCATCTGCTATCTTTATACCCTCATTCATTTGACCTTGTTGTAATCCTTTTTCATTGTAGATAAAATAATCTTCTACACTTTTTACTAAGTCCATTGATGAACCAGGTTTTGTTTTTTTATTAACCTGTCTTACTTTTCTAATTTTTCTAGGGTCTATGTATCGTACTTCTACTAAACCTTGTTTAGGGTTTTTCTTATCAATTACCTTATGATAAAATATCCTACCATCAACATACCATCTTCTAAAAATATCATGTCCTTTAACATCAAAATCTAGAAGTGATAACACATGGTCAAACTCTTTACGAATTTTTTCTTTAATATTTTTTGGATATTGTAATCTATCAAGAACAATAGATACTGCCTGGTCTCTCTCATTAGATACGACACCCTCATTTACGATATCCTCTATCGCTGAATCACACTCGGGTTGTTGAGATATTTCTCTATATCTACGAATTAAATCAAGTTCAGATTTATCTCTACCATCAACATCTAAAACTTGACCAAAGAAACCACCCCCTGCTATTTCGACTGTGCCGTCATCAGCTGGGGGTACTGTAAATTTTTCTTGACTTTTGGTGTCTTTGATACGCTCAAACTTGAAACCAAATAGTTCTGCCATAATAAAATCTCCTTTATTGTCTTTTATTTATAAGAGTTAAAATAAAGACTTTAGAAGTTTACACCACTCAATGAGTAGTTTTGATATTTCCAAGTACAAGTAAATTCAGCAATCGCTGATTCAGATGCAGAATCTAATGAAAGACCTGATATAGTTTTTGGCCATGCATTCTTGAAAATATATGTTTTCAATACTGTGTCATCTCTATCTAATAATTCAGCAGTTAAATCTGTTGCATAATCAGCTAGTGAATTTACGCCCAAGTTTGTATCAAAATCATTAATACCATTATTCCACCTTTGTAATGCATTAATAATTTGCATATCGGTATCCATGTAGAAAGTAGTTGTCCAATCACCAGTAGTATCTCTATCTCCAGCAATCATAATCTTTCTACCTCTATATGCAAGTTCAATCTCACCTAAAGTAAGTTCAGGTATCTCTGTTGATTTACATAGAAAAGAAGTATTTCTTACATCTAGTCCTATTGCAATTCCAGCAGGTGGTGTAATTGTTACTCTAAACTGATTGGTACGAAAACCACCGCCAGCTAATTCCGCTTTAAAATCGTCTATCTGTGCCATGATTAACCTCCTACCTCGCTAAACGAAATACCTGTTCGTGTAGCTATGAAGTTTAGTGTAATAAAGTTAATAGAACGAGCAGGTTTTACAAATATGTCTGCAACAAACTCATTTCTATCAATTACTTCACCTGTGTTATTTGTTGTATCGCAAACTACTGAGAAGTCTGTAATACCTCTACGACCTTGAACATCTCTTAGGAAAGGTTCAATTAAACTTCTAAATTGTGCTCTTGTAAACTCATCATTGAATTCAAAGAGTTGAAATTTAGCAGCAGTAGCAATT